CGTGCCACGTGTGCCATTGGACACTGCGGCCCAGTGCAAAGCCAGTGGCCCGCTGGCCGCGTAGCATTCTTTTTTCATGCTGCAGTCATCAGGGCAGCTGGCGCGCTCCGTGGTTGATACGGGAATTGGGCCGGTTTTAACGTTGGCGCTTTTGAGAGTTAAATGTACTTGCATGATTTACCTTTCGTTAACTGTAGTTGATTGAATTGGATTTAAGCGCTGGCCAGCTCGCGCAGCTCGCGCACGATATCGTAATATTCGCTGTAGGACATATTGATTTTTTCGGGAAACGTTGTCCACGCGTGATCGTAGGCTTGCATAATTTCGCGTTGATTGAATCCGACGCCTTCTAATAACATGACGTCAATATGCCGATCTAGATCGATCACAATAATATTGCCAGTGTCTAATTGCGTCGCAATAATGCGTTGGCCGTTGGCGCTGTATTCGCGGCCGGTGTTGAATTTAAGTGTTTGCATTGTGTGGTGCCTTTCAGGTTGCGGGTTGTAAAGACTTTATTGTAAGGATATTCCTTACACATGTCAACAATTATTTTCTAGGTGTTTTCCCTATATTGTGGATAGTGTGGATAGACATGTGGACAGTGTGAAAATGCGCGAATTGTCCACACTGTTTACGAGCTAAAAACCTATATTGTGGACAATGTGGACAATGGGTTTTTATATTACCTAGGAATTTTCATGGTGTATTTCATATGGTGAAATGTAGTTTCATTGCAACGCACGTTTGGCGAGCGACTGCAAAACGCTAAAAAGTTGTCCACATTGTCCACAATGTCCACACGCATGCAAAACGCCCATAAGTTAGTGACCACTAACCAGGTTAAGTTAGTGACCACTAACCATCACCCCAAGGCTATGTTAGTGAGCACTCACTTACGCAAAGTTAGTGGCCACTCACTTAGCAAAAACATAAAGTAAGTAACCACTAACTTCCAAATGTAAGTAAGTGCTCACTAACTTGTGGCTGTAAGGATTCGGTAAGGGTCGAAGGGGAGGGGGTAGGGCCGACGGCTTGGGCCCAACGGTGACGGATGGTTCACGAACAATTTTTATTTTTTAAAATATTGTCCACATGACCCACATGATTTACACTCGCGCACATGACGTTCCACAGCCTTCCATTTGCACCGCGCAAGATCGTTGCGACCGAAGCGCGGTTAAACAAAATCTACGAAGCCGCCAAGTTGGGCTTGAAGGGTGACGCACTGGCGCTGGCCGCAGGCATGTTGCCCACCGAGTACCGGCAACTGTGCGAGCTTGACCCCGTAGCGGACATGGCAGCGCAAAAAGGCAAAGCCGACGGCGAGTTGGAAATGTCCAAGCACTTGCACAAAGCAGCCAGCGAAGGCGACGCCAAAGCGGCGCTGGCCATCCTCCAGCACTCACACGGCTGGGTGGCCAAGCAGTCCATCAGCATAGACGTCGATCAGCGCATCAGCATCATCGGCGCGCTCAAAGCTGCCGAGTCACGGGTTATTGATGTGATCGCCAACGAACCAAGCCCTAAGTTAGAACAAAACCTAAATGCAGAGCACCATCTACAGCGCTGAAGACGAAACGGAATTGATGGCGCGGTTGTGGTCGCCCCAGATCAAGGACAACCCGCTGGCGTTTGTGATGTATGTATTTCCGTGGGGCGTCAAGGGCACACCGCTGGAGCACTTCCAAGGGCCGCGCAAATGGCAACGCGAGGTGCTGCTGGACGTGGCCGAGCACATCAAAACAAACCAAGGCAAGTTGGACTTCGACGTATTGCAAGAAGCCATATCGTCTGGCCGTGGTATTGGCAAGTCGGCACTGGTCAGTTGGCTTGTCATCTGGATGTTGTCCACGCGGATTGGCTCGACGACCATCGTGTCGGCCAACTCTGAGAGCCAACTGCGCTCAATCACATGGGCCGAGATCACCAAGTGGCTGGCGATGGCCATCAACAGCCACTGGTTTGAAGTGTCGGCCACCAGAGTCATGCCCGCCAAGTGGTTGACTGAGTTGGTGGAGCGGGATTTGAAGAAAGGCACCAGGTACTGGGGCGTCGAGGGGCGGCTGTGGTCAGCGGAAAACCCCGACGCGTACGCTGGTGTACACAATTTCGACGGTGTTTTGGTGATTTTTGACGAAGCATCAGGTATTGACGACTCAATTTGGGCGGTGACGGGCGGTTTTTTCACAGAAAACACGCCAAATCGCTTTTGGATGGCGTTTTCCAACCCGCGCCGCAATACAGGGTACTTTTACGAGGCGTTTCACTCGAAACGGGATTTTTGGCGCACAAAAGTGGTGGACGCGCGCACGGTCGAGGGCACCGACAAGGCGGTCTACCAGCGCATCATCGACGAATATGGGCCAGATTCAGCGCAGGCGCACGTCGAGGTGTACGGTCAGTTCCCCAACGCGGGCGACGATCAATTCATCGCGGCCAATGTGGTCGATGACGCCATGGCGAGGAAGAAATACCAAGACCAATCAGCGCCCATTGTGATCGGGGTTGACCCTGCGCGGTTTGGTGCGGACGCCACGGTCATCGCGGTGCGGCAGGGTCGAGACATCGTAAAGATCATGCGCCACAGAGGCGACGACACCATGACGGTGGTGGGGCATGTGATCGAAGCGATCGAGGAATTTAAGCCCACGCTGGTGGTGATCGACGAGGGCGGCTTGGGCGCTGGGATTGTGGATCGGTTGAAGGAACAGCGGTACAAGGTCAAGGGCGTGAACTTCGGGAATAAGGCGAAGAACCCGATCATGTACGGCAACATGCGCGCGCAGATGTGGGGCGACATGAGGGAGTGGTTGAAAACGGCGAGCATTCCAAACGATAGGTTCTTGAAAACAGATTTGATTTCGCCTATGATGAAACCAGACTCCAAAGGAACGATTTTCTTGGAGTCGAAGAAAGACATGAAGGCGCGGGGGTTGGCCTCGCCCGACGCGGCAGACGCAATTGCTGTTACATTTGCGTTTCCTGTGGCGCACCGCGAGTACACTGAAGTTACACGCAAGGTATACTCAGGCCAACGGGCCGTAGCAACTGGATGGATGGGCGCATGAAAAAGAACGTATCTTTGAGTGTTGGTCGAGGCGAAAAACTCCCTGTATCTAAGGGTGCAGGGTTGACCGCCAAAGGGCGTGAGAAATACAACCGTGAAACAGGTTCTAATTTGAAAGCGCCAGCGCCCAATCCAAAAACCAAAGCAGATGAAGGGCGCAAAGCCAGTTTTTGTGCCCGCATGGAAGGTGTCGTCAAGCATGCCAAAGGCGATGCTGAACGCGCCAAGGCGTCACTCAAACGATGGAAGTGTTGATCATGGCTACCAAACCTGGACTCTATGCAAACATTCACGCCAAACGCGAACGTATCGCAGCGGGCTCTAAAGAGAAAATGCGCCAGCCAGGCGACAAAGGCGCGCCGACTGCCAAGGCGTTCAAAGAATCCGCTAAAACTGCGAGGAAAAAATAATGCCACTCGTTAAATCAAAATCTTCTGAAGCTTTTCGCAAAAACATCAAGGCTGAGGTCGCTGCCGGTAAGCCGGTCAAGCAGGCAGTAGCGATTGCATATTCTGTCAAGCGCGAAGCGCAAAAATCTACACCTAAGAAAAAATAATGGCTGATTACACAGGCATCGCCGCAGCCGGTGCTGTGGCCAACGGAGGCGACAAGAAGACTGAGTCCAGTATTCTGTCCACCGCCCGCACTCGCCTCAACATGGCGATTGCCGCTTTATCTGAGAGTCGTGAAGATGAGATCGACGACTTGAAGTTTTACGCTGGCTCGCCCGACAACCACTGGCAATGGCCAGCGGATGTGTTGGCCACCCGTGGTGCCGTGCAAGGTCAAACGATCAACGCACGGCCAACGCTTACCATCAACAAATTGCCGCAGCACGTAAGGCAGGTGACCAATGACCAAAGGCAGAACCGCCCAAGTGGCAAGGTTATTCCAGCCAACGACGACGCAGACATCGAAGTCGCCGAAATCTTCAACGGCATGGTCAGACACATCGAATACATCAGCGATGCTGACGTCGCGTACGATACTGCGTGTGAAAACCAAGTCTCCTACGGCGAAGGCTACATCCGAATCCTGACCGAATATTGCGACGACAACACATTCGACCAAGACATCAAGATCGGCCGCATTCGCAACTCGTTCAGCGTCTACATGGATCCAACCATCCAAGACCCGACTGGCGCGGATCAAAAATGGTGCTTGATTACTGAAGACATCCCCAAAGACGAATACGCCCGCAAGTACCCCAACTCAGCACCCATCACCACCTTGCAGTCGCTGGGTGTGGGGGATCAGAATTTGAGCCAGTGGCTGACTGAAGACACTGTGCGCGTGGCTGACTACTACTACCTTGACTACACCAAAGAAAAGCTGAACTTGTACCCAGGGAACGTGACCGCGTTTGAAGGCACCCCAGAGGACAAACAACTGAAAGAAATATATGGCAAACCTAAAAAATCTCGTGAATCTGATCGTGTCCAAGTTAAATACTGCAAGATTAACGGCTATGAAATTCTTGAAGAACGCGATTGGGCGGGGAAATACATCCCAGTAGTCCGCATTGTTGGCAATGAATTTGAGGTCGATGGCCGCTTGTATGTGTCGGGTCTTGTGCGTAACGCCAAAGACGCCCAGCGCATGTACAACTACTGGGTAAGCCAAGAAGCAGAAATGCTGGCCTTGGCACCCAAAGCGCCGTTCATTGGCTACGGTGGCCAATTTGAAGGTTATGAAAACCAGTGGAAGACCGCCAACACGACCAACTGGCCGTATTTGGAAGTCAACCCAGACGTCACAGACGGCCAAGGCGCGGTGTTACCGTTGCCTGCCCGTGCCCAGCCACCGATGGCTTCCAGCGGTCTGTTGCAGGCTAAAGCTGGCGCATCTGAGGACATCAAAGCGTCTACTGGCCAATACAACGCATCTTTGGGTATGTCGTCCAACGAACGCAGCGGTAAAGCCATTTTGGCCCGCCAGCGCGAGGGCGATGTGGGCACTTACCACTACGGTGACAACTTGGCCCGTGGTGTACGACACATCGTGCGTCAATTGGTGGACTTGATTCCCAAGATTTACGACACACAGCGCGTGGCCCGCATCATTGGCTTGGATGGTGAAACCAAGATGGTCAAGTTAAACCCTGACCAGCCTGAAGCAGTTCGCAAGATCACCGACCCGAACAACCCAGACATCGTAATCGACAAAATCTACAACCCCAACGTCGGCAAGTACGATGTTGTGGTGGCTACCGGCCCAGGCTACGCGACCAAGCGTCAAGAAGCCTTGGAAGCCATGGCCCAACTGTTGCAGGGCAACCCACAATTGTGGGCGGTGGCTGGTGATTTGTTCGTGAAAAACATGGACTGGCCAGGTGCCCAAGAGATGGCCAAGCGGTTTGCCAAGACCATTGATCCCAAGCTCATGGAAGACGGCGACAAGCCGCCTGAATTGCAGGCCGCCGAGCAACAAATCCAAGCCATGGGCCAAGAGCTTGATCAACTGCATCAAATGCTCAACAATGTCGGCAAATCCATCGAAGCGCAAGATATGGAGCGCAAAGATTTTGAGGCTACGATCAAGGCATACCAAGCCGAAACACAACGAATTTCAGCGATTCAAGCCAGCATGTCGCCCGAACAGATTCAAGACATCGTGCTGGGTACTGTGCATGGCATGATCACTTCAGGTGATTTGGTCAGTGAAATGCCTGGCCGCGAACCAAATGAAATGATGCCCGAACAGGCTGAATATGCACAACCGCCCGAAGGCGAAATGATGCCACCACAAGGAATGCCACAATGATGTACAAGGCCGCTGATTTTGTAGGGATGCTGTTTTTGGCCAGAGATGTGGCCCATTCAGTGCATCTGAACACCCGTAGCTACTCCAAACACGTTGCGCTCAATACGTTTTACGACAGCATTATTGACCTTGCAGACGCGTTTGCAGAAGCCTACCAAGGCCGTCATGGTTTGATGGGGCCAATCACTTTGCACTCTGCCACCAAGACATCCAACATCATTGATTTCTTGCAAAGCCAATTAGACGACATTGAAAAATGCCGCTACGAAGTGGTGGACAAGTCTGACTCATCGCTTCAGCAACTCATCGACAATATTGTTGAGTTGTACCTCACCACTCTGTACAAACTCCGCTTTTTGGCATAAGGATTCATCATGGCAAATTACACCCAGATCACAGCAACCGCCAACATCAAATCGATGGCGGGCAAGCTTAAAGGTATTTTTGTCAGCGCGGCATCGTCCACGCCGACCATCACAGTTTATGACTCCGCTGCCGCTACCACAACCAAGACTGTCTTGAGTGTGTTCACACCCGCTGCTGCCACATCCTATGTGTTCCCTATTGACGGCATTTACGTCA